AGTTTCTTCTTTTTTCTGCTAACATTCTTTTCTGACCGCCAACTGGCATTTCAGGTTTTCCTGTAGCAATATAGTTAAAAGCTTGGTCAGCAGTAGTTTTAGATCTAGGATCTACCTCAATACTCTGCTCTGCAACTTTAACTTCTTTTATTTTATCTAGTTTTTGCATTTATGCTCCTTTTTTTACTCCTTTTATAACACCTTTGTTCTTAGATGCATAGAATATCTTTTCACCCTTCTTTTTTCCGTATTGTTTCTTCATAGATTTCATAATTTTCTTACCTTTTTTGTTTAATGGCATAATTAATCGTCTATCATGACCTTGGCTTGGTCAATTCCTGTTTTTGCAAGGCTTACACCAGCACGTAATTTAGCTAAATCTTCGTTTTGTTCAAGTTTGTCCTCTGCAAGATCACCTTGTTGCATTAATCTTGACTTAGCAATATCTATTTGTGCCTTGTCGTAGTCTTTTTTACGTTCATTTTCCATAGCACGTAAGTCAACTTCTCTAGATTTTAGTTTTAAAAGTGGATCAGAGTCAAATTGTGATGTAATTTTCTTTTCTTCCTTCATAAATTCTTCTGTCATCTCTGCAATCAACACAGATTTTCTTGCTTCTATTTGATTTGTCATCATTTGTAGTTGTTGTTGCACCTGCGGATTTGTTACGGCTTGTTGTTGCATCATCATCATTTCTTGCATTTGCTCTCTGAACTCTAATTGTACCTGTTCTTGTGCCATTAGACTAATATGTTCTAAAATATTTTTTTGTATCGCAGCCATAACAGCAGGATTGTTTCTAACAATGTTAGTTGACATAAAATTTAAGTGCGCTGTGATGTGTGCTCTGTGGTCTTGACCAGGAAAAGCTTGAAAAGGTTTGCCACCTAAAGCGTTTATGTGTTCCATACTTGGGTCCATAGGTGCATTTGGTGCAGGCATTGGTAATACTGCATCAACATTTTTTACACCGATTGCTTCATACATATTTCTGTATATTTGATACATATTATGTAGTTGTGGATTTGATGTTGCGATCTGTAATTGTGTTTGTGCAAGTGTAATTCTTTGCGACATAGAAAAAATATTTGGATCTGCAACTGGCACTACATCTATTCTATCATCAAAATCTGCTTGTTTAATATTTCTTGCACCACCTATTACATCGTAAGGATATTCTGGTGGCAGATATTGTCCGACCACTTTTGCAAGCAATCTAAATTCGTCTTTCATACCTGCATAACATCTTTTGTGTATTGCAGACATGACTCTTGAACCACGTTCTAGTAATGCAATCGTAGTTCCAACAGCTGCTCCTTGGTTTCCGTCACCAACTTGCATGTCAGCTATAGCTGCAAATCTTTGACCTGCTTGTACAACTATGCCTAATAAATTTAATAATGTTTGTGATGGCTCTTTGTATGGTAATGGAAAGAATGCATCTCGTAAATTACCACCTGGCGCATCAACATCTTTAAACTCACCAGGTTGTATAGGAGCTGCTTCGTCTCTGACTCTAACACCTCTTTGTTTAAATCCTGCTGGTAAGTTTGATAATGTTCCCGCATCTAGTAATTGACGGAGAGCAGACGTTGCCGTTCTGCTCAATCCGCCAATCATGTGAATGAGTCCAAAGCCATAAAATCCTAGTCCTGGCAGAAATTTGAAGTGGACAAAATATTGGATCTTATTTTTCTTTAGATCATCGGGCGCATAGTTTCTCCGTATAGAGAGAACTAATCGGCTACCTTCTTCTACAGTTACTATGTAGGGTAATTTTATTCCTGTTGGTTCACCATCTGCACCAACTTCTTCGAAACCTTCTAAGTCTAAATTTACATGACACTCTAATAGAGTATACATTGTATCTTGTTTACCAACTTTTTTAGTTCCGTCTAATTCTTTTTCTTTTTTCTCAACGTCATTTTGTTCTACGTTTCCTGGAGGTGCTAAATCTACATCTCTATAAAAACCATTTACTTGTTGTTTTCTTAATTCGTTTTCTGACATTTTAACAACGTGTATGACAGACTCTGCATCATCTAAACTTGTTGCCGTGTATGGTACAACCAATTCATCTGCAGGTACAAATTTTGATACGACTCTAGCTAATGGTACATCATAATAAACTTTTTTAAATGTAGAACCTGCAAGTGGTAAATGAAATAACATTGAATCAAACTCCTCTTCATACTCTTTCATTTGATCCATGATTAAATAATTCATGTAATCTTTTACACGAGTTGCTTGTTGCTCTACAGGTGGAGATACAACTCCAATTATTTGTGTTCTTACTGGTCCATCTGCTGGTAATAATTCTTTGTAAGCTTGTGCTTGAAACTGTGTGACTGCTTCTGCTAACACTGGGTGTGTTGCACCAGATGCACCTTGAAAAGGTTCTGTTCTGTTTTCGTATTTAAATCCTAAAAGATCTAAGCCTGATGTATAAGAACTTTCCCAATCTTTTCTTGACGCTTTATAATCCATAAAATTTTGAACCATGTCGTTTCCGATGGGTTCTAAAATATCGTCTGGTAAAATATCTGCTAGGTTGTCGAAGTGATTTTCTGTGCCCGGTATGTTTATAGCTCCGGGTTCAAAGTCTATTGTTGCGCCGCCGTCTTCTTCTGGTGTGACCTCTACAGGTCCTTTTTGTTCTTCTGGTTCCTGAACATTAACTTCTTCTGCCATCTCTTCATCTGAAGGAATGTCAATTTTAGTTCTAGTGTTCGGGAGTCCTTTATCTATTTCTGCCATTTAATACTCCTATATTTTCATACCACGTTTCATTAGACCTTGCAACCCTTGAGACATTGGTCCTGATTCTGGCGGTGGGCCTGACGAATCGCCAGCTTGTTTTAAGATACCACCTCCTGCTCTTTTACGACGATCAAAGAAAGGACCTGTCTTGGTTTTAAAATTAGATTTTGTAATGTCATCATAAAATTCTAATTGATCTGGCTCCTCTTGAACTTTTTGATTGTAAGGAAAATTTTTTCTTTTCTTTGCCGCTGTAATATCTAATTGATCTATTATTCTATCTTTTTTATCAAAGAAATCTTCATTAAGTGTTTTTTTAATTAGAGCATCTAAATCTGAAGTCATATCTTTTGGTGTCGACTTAACACTTTTATTTATTAAAGCTAATAATCCTTTTCTAAAACCAGCACGTCCACCACTTGCAAATTTATCTTGAGTGCCTCTAAAACCACGTGTTTCCATTAATTGTTCAAATTTAGCAGGTTTATAAAAGTTTTCTTGATAACCTTTTTCTGTTAACATCTCATCTTGTCCTATCATCCCTATATTTTTAAGATATTTGTCAAACTCTTCTTTTGCTGGAATGTTTGGTTGAAAATTTTCATATGTTACAGGACTTAAATCTATTTTAACAGGACCTCTACCTTGTCTTGTTCCAGTACGTTTAACAGCCGCTCTATTTTTAAGAGGATCTCCTAAACTACCTATCAAAGGAGAATAATTATCTTTTGCTAATTGAGTTGCTTGAGTTTCATCTAACAAAGATTGAAAATCAAACTTACCAGCTGTAGATGCATTTTTAATTTTATTTTGTAATTCATTAAACTTGTTAAATTTTTTAGTAAGACCTCCTGTAACATCACTTTGCATTTTTTCATACTCTCCTAAATCTATTATTAGTTGTGCATATTCTTTTCCTGCGGGTGATAGGTTGGGATTATTTAATAAATTTTTTGCTTGTATAACTTGAGATCTATCCATTCCTATACCCATGGCACGAGGTATTGATCCAAAAGTTAATGTGTCAGACACGGCTTCTTTTATAGGTTTATTCATAGCAGTGGCTTCGTATCCAGCTATTCCTGCATCGAAGATAGGTAATGATGCTATTGCACCTTTACTAAAAAATTGTTTTTTAATATCAAATAATTCTTTTGGATCTAAAGCAGATTTTACAAAATTGTTTGTTGCATTAAAAATTCTTTTAATTAAACTTCCTTTTACACCTTTGTCAGTAATTCCTTTTGCAACTTGATCTCGTGCATAATTTTTTGCTTTTGTAATACACACCTCTCTTGATCCGATAGCCTGTAGTCCTATACGACCACCATCTTTTGATGCTTGTTTTATTGCACCTGCACAATCTCTATCTATTTGTCCAGAAAGTTTTAAAAAAAGATTATCTACAGCTTCTTTTGTTTCTATATTTCTTAATCTAACAGAAGAGCCTTTTAATCTTTTCTCTAAAAATGTTTTTTCTTTTTGTGATAATGGTCCTAATATTTCTTTTTCAGGATCAAGGGCATCCATAAAAATTTGAGTTCTATCCGATATGGGAAATGTTTGTCCAGCAGCTACTTTCGCACCAATTTCTAATTGTTGATCAATAATAGCTTTGGTTAATCTTTCACCTCTTAAACCTTTTAATTGACCATAAGCTTGATTCATAATTTTATTTTTTAAACCTTTTATAGGAATTGAATCTAAAGTTGAAAGAGTGTTGTTTAATTTACTAGTTCCTACTTTTAAATTATCAAACGGATTTCCTGCAACACCATCTGGACCATGCAATATTTCCAAAACTTGTTTTTTATCAGGACTCCATCCATATCCTTTTACTTGTATTTTATTAATTAACTCACTAAATAATATTTGTTTTCTTTTTCTAAAAGGATCATCGACCTTAGTATCTAATAATGCATTTCTGGTTTTTACAGCTTCAAAAATTTTTGGAAAAAATTGTTCACCATCAGCTCTAATTGAAATAGAATTATTATATTTACCATTTACAGAAAAAGTTTGTTTGCCGCCTTTTGAAAAAGAAACAGTATTATAATCTAATTTTTTTAAACCGGGTGACCAAGTAATTGGTTTTCCATTTTTATCAAAAAATTTTACTAAACCTTTTCCTTTGTTTGCATCCCAATTTCTAAATGCAAAATCCATTGTTCTATAGACTGGAGAAAAACTAAAATTACCTTTCATTCCAGATAATCTAGGCATTCCTTTTTTAGCTTTAGTTGCATAATCTAAGGCGTCTTTAAAAGTCATGCCTTCAATATCGTTTCTGATATTAAACATGTAGTTTAATACTTCAGCATTTTTTTTATAAAATTTATTATTTTTTAAAAGTTTTTTTAATCCATCACCTTTACCTTCACCTACTTCGTTTATTATATATTTACGCCAATTAGCTTTAGCATTTGCATCTTTTGATTTAAAAGTAATTTCAGGAAGAGGTTCATCACTTATTAACATTTGTTCCATAACTCTGTTAACTTTTTCTTCTGGAGGTATTATTTTATTAAAAAGTTTATTTACTTCTGGATTTCGCTTTGATCCTCTTAAATCATCTTTATTTACGGCTCCAGGTTTTGGTTTTATATTTTTTTCGTCAAAATATATTTTTGAAATTTCTTTTTGTGAGTAGATTTTATTTTCTAAATTAGTACGATCTATAATTTTTTCTAATGCATCTAAATCTAATTCAGTTTTTTTAAAAGTATCTGCTGTAATTTTTCCTTTTCTTACGTAAGATACTTTCCAATTATTTTTTGGATTGGCTCTCCATTTTTTATACCCACCTTGTTTTTTAATTTCATCTGCATATCTAGTTTTTAATAATTTTGTTTGATCCTCTGTTAAAGGTTTATAATCTGAGCCACCTTGAACACCCTTAATTCTAGCATACCCAGGTCTAGATCCATCAGCACTTGGTTGCACCAACATACCACCACCTGCCATTGGATTACGTTTCATGAAATCGTCGATAGCTTGTTTCTCTAGAGCTTTCTCTGGTCTTTTTATTTGATCTGCTGTTGTAACTTGTTCATCATCAAAGAGATCCATTAGCTCTATGATTTTTTTATCTAGGTCTTTAGTCATTACTCGCCTAACATTTTAGCGATGCCGCCTGATGCGTAGTCTGTAAACAATTCAATATCCTCGTCTCCATAATTAACATCGGGACCACGATCAGCTGCATACTCTGCAGGGTTTTCCTCTGCAAATTTAACCATATCTTTTCTTTTTTTAGACTCTACAATTTGTTTCATTGTAGGTCCTTTACCAGTGGCATAACTTTTAATCTTACCTAAATCAGAAGTTAAGTCGCTCATCTTGTTAACAGTGTTTTCTACAAACTCTGTAGTGTAATCATCAGGACCATCCATATAGTTTCTCATGTCATTTTCTGTAAATGAAAATTCGTCTGGTCCAGCTGAACTTCCCTCATCTGCTGGATTTTTTTTAAGCAACATCTGCACTGATGTGTCTTGTCCACTTTCTCCCATAACATTTCTTATCGGATCATCTACATCAACCATAATAGAACCATCATTTAAATCTTGTGTTACTGTAATACTTGTATCATCGTCAATTTTTTTCATGTGTACAACTTGTCGTTCTTGAGTTGCAAATTTTTTAGTTACATCATCTCCTTCTAAAATAACTTTGTTAACTAGTTGATCAAACCATTCTGGTTTACCTGGTACATCTCCTGTTTTAATTATTGGAACTTTGGTTACTGTCTTACCCATTTTTAGTGGTTTAAAAACTTTACCTATAATAGGAACCGCTGCAAGACCTGTTAAAAGTTTTAAGAACGTTCTTCTGTTCATACCATCTTTCAAACCAACACGCATGATACCACCGTCTGCTTTGTCATCTCTTAATTTTTTCTGTAACTCTGTTATCTTATCTACTAATGGTTTTGCTCTTTCTCTGAAACCAGGATCATCAGGATTTAGATTACCTAACTTTGTTTCTGTTCTTATAATTTCTTTTTTGATATCTGACATGTTTGTTGTGTCATAGTCTTCTAAACCATAAACATCTTCTCTGTTTTTTCTTTCAAGTATTTTATTAATAGAAGATTTGTTTTGTGCTTCTATATTTTTCTTAATCTCTGCTTCAGTCATGTTTCTTAAAGTTTCTTCTTGAGATTGCACTGGCGCTGCAATATCATCAGGACCACCTCTGCTACCTGGTGGTGGTAGATCATCATCTATTTTTTTATCGGCAATTTTTTGTTTCATTCTTTGTGTGTTTGTTTCGGCTAATCTTATAAAAGTATCTTGATCTATTTTTTTACCTTCTTGAGTGCCGCCTATAATTGGTTTATTAGGATCTAATTCTTCACCTGCTCTGTTAAATACTTTTGCTGACTCTGTATTTCTGATACCAGATTGTGCAGCGTCTTCTGCTTTTTCCATAGCCTTAATCTGATTAATAATACCTACTAATTGTTTTTCACTGGTAATAGAGTTTGGATCAATGCCTCTACGCATTAATAGATCTTGCATCATCGATGTTTGAAAGTCTACTTTTTGTGGATCTCGTAGTGTAATCATGATGCCATCATCGGAACGACCAGCTACCATTTTTGCAATATAGTTTCTGATAAATTTATTTAACATTAATAATACACTCTTCTAGGTTTCTCTGCCTTTTCGTCTACGTAATCTTCAGGGTGACCGATCAGACCGCCCTGCCTGAATCGCATAATCGCTTGTGTCGTAGAATCCACAAGGTCATCATGATCGCCGTAGGGGAACGCCGCGCATTCCTCAATGACTTCCTCGGCAAATTTTTGCTCGGGAGCCCATATCATACCAGATTCGAACAAAGGTGCAACCGCATTTACACGAGCATGCTTATCGTTTCCTCGTGACGGTGTGAAGTTTACAACCGGTATGTCCATGTTCCGTAGTTCATAAGTCAAGGGCAAACCACTAGCTTTAGCCTCAACAATCACAGATTCTGGTTTCCAATACTCGTACTGTTCTAATGCGAGTCTACGTAACTCTGGAAACTCGTACCTACCTTTTACAGCATCGAGTAAAATTAAATTAGCTCCTTCGTCCTCGCTTGGATAGAATATACCCCATGTAGTGATAGCTGAGTAATCGGCTGTCTCTTTTTTTAAGAAAGCTGTATCATAACTTTGTATGACGTGTGAGAGATGTGGTATCTCCTCACCGGTATAAGTTC